AAAACGAGTTCAAATCGGGCCATCTTTCTGATCCTCTCCGTTGTTATGTTTTAACCATAACGCCAAATCAGCGAGAAGATACTTAAATTCTGATGGATGTATTTTGGCAACCAGTTCGCCATCATACCAAACCTTGAGTCCGTCATCATAAACAGCCCATCGTGTCTTTACGTCTTTCATTAGTTCTTTGGCCCTTCATATCCTGCTACAACAAACGTTTTTAATTCATCATCCCAAGTGTAGTTGATCACTCCATAAAGTTTTTCTACGTCTTCATCTTTTACCCAAAATGGTATTCTTGGTTTAGGATAATTAGCCATCATCTTGTTCATTTCTTCCACTGTGATTTTAGAAGTGTCTTTTTTACTCATAAATATTTCTCCACTGCATATTCGATTGTACCTCGGTTCCACATAAAGTTAAGCATGCAAGCTGCTTTGTATTTTGTCCAAGATAAATCCATTGGTCGAACCTCAACACCTTGTGCTAACAGATGTTCGACTTGTTTAGGGGTTGCCCTTTGGCTTAACCACCGCTTGGTTTTGTTTGCTGCATTTGTGTCTTCGATCTCACGCAGGAAGTCATCGGCTGCTGCCATTGCCTGCACTTTTTGACCAACAGAAAGAACTTTCAGCTTACCCTTTGATCTCTTGCCGAATGAGATTGATAGATTTGATGTGTTTGCAACTCCGACAAATCCCTCGAATCCCATAGCTACCATAAGGCAACCATCGCCAAATAAGTCCATCCACAAAAACGGCGACATTTGCATCAAGTCGTACTCCGTCATTGTAAACCGAACAAGTTCTTCTTTTTCTTCTGATTCCGATACAATTTCTGTACCGCAGATAGGGCAAACCTGTGCGCTCATTGGGATTTCGCTTTCGCACTCGGAACAAATCTTTGTGGGTGCTTCGCCCTTTTCGCGATCATCTAAGTTCACTGCGTCTTCAAGTGAGCCGTGCGTTAGAACGCTTGTGCCAAAGTCGAGAACAATGCAATCTGTCTTTATAACGTCAGGAAACTCTTCTGGATCGACTGTGCGTAGTCCACGCCCAATCATCTGAACCATTGTGCCTTTCTGCGAACAGGGGCGCGTGAGAACCACACAGGACACCGGAGGAGCGTCGAAACCCTCTGTTAGCACTGCCACGTTGACCACAACTTGTACGTCACCGTGCGCTAGGTCATGTAGAATCTGTGCGCGTTCTGGCTTTGGCGTTTCGCCTGTCACTAACTCTGCGTTTACATCGCAATCTAAAAACGTATTGGTCAGGTCTTCTGCGTGTTTGATTGTGCTGCAGAACACAACAGTCTTTCGATCTGATGCATATTTAAACCATTCTTCAACAACTTTGTTATTGATAACCCTGCGATTCATAATCGCCTCAACTTCATCCATGTCAAAGTCGTTGCCTTTACGTTTGACATTATTCAGTTGGTCGCGAACTCCACAATCGACCACGTAAGTTTTAGGTGGTACGAGAAAGCCCTCTCGGATTAAAGTCGTGATTTCAATCTGGTGTGAGCAATTATTAAATACTTTGCGCAACCCTTTGCCATCACCACGATTAGGTGTTGCTGTAAAACCTACAATCTCAACATTAGGATTGTCTTCTTTAACAGCCTTGATAACCCGAACATATGTGTCTGCTGCTGCGTGATGGCTTTCATCAATAACAACCATGTCAAACGCAGGACGCTTCGCCATGTTTTTCTCGCGTGAAATGGTTTGCACCATAGAAAAAACAGCATCGCCATCCCAATGCTTGACTGTGCCATTCACAATGCTTGTCGTTATATATGGGTTAATTTTTTCAAACTTGGATTTGTTTTGGGCAACCAACTCATCACGGTGCTGCATGACAAGAACTTTCTTGCCTGTCCTGTGACGCTTACCTACGAGCGCAGATAGCATGATGGTTTTGCCTGCGCCTGTGGGTGCGACTACAATAGTATTTCTGTGCTTGTCGAGTGCTTCACACGCAGCATCAACAGCGACCTCTTGATAGGGGCGCAGTAACATGTTGGGAACTCCATTAATCTAGAAAGAGGGGGAGTATTTGGCCCACGGCTCCCCGTCCGTGGTCTAGCAGGTTCGGAGTAACCTGTGCCGCTAGATATTACCGATTAGCCCAACTTGGTACTGCACCACCCATTGCCTGTTGTTGAGGCTGTTGCGTTGGCGCTTGCAATGCCGCCGCTGGTGTTTGCATAACTGGCGCTTGACCAGTTGGGATAAAATCCTTTTGATTCGGCGTCAACGCTGCTGTTAGCTTGTTGCTATCAGAGTAGCCTTGATTGCCTTTCTTGATGCCTACTTTAGCGCAAATCTCCATTCCGTTCAAGTCCATGACACCTGAGATATTACGACGCTGCTGCGCCTCTGGTGACATGTCGGTTGGATCAAGGCTATTTGCACTTTCGATAATTTGACGCAATGTTTGCAAACCAATCTCCTTGGCTTGCGGGATACCGCTCTGACCCATTTTATCGCCATCGACAAAGATGCGATCCCAGAACTTACGGCGATCATGTTCACCGCCCACGATTGTAAACTCTAGCTCCATCCACTTCGCCTTTGACGATTGTGATTGTTTAAACCACCGTCCTGATCCGAACTCTGGAATTTCGATGTCGCCCATTTTAACGACGATTACGGCACGGCAAACTGTACCTGCAGGAATTAAAGTGCGCTCCATTTGTGGCGCATTTGACACGGGTGCATTATTTAAATTAAGCATTTGCGACTTCTCCTTCGCTAGAATTTTGAGCGTTCGGGTTAACAAAATCCAATGGACGCTCTGATTGCAATGGGCCTACTGACATCTTCGCCATTAGTTTACCCAGATGTGGTTCTTCCAATGTGTCGAGCCTACCAGACCGATCTTTTGCTGGATAGCCCCATTCATTGAGGGCACCGCAGACGAAGGCACGATAGGGGCCGTTATCTCCCGCCATGACCGCCATCGTGATCACTTCGTCTACGATTCCCGGCAATTCGCGCCCAGTCTTACTGCCTTCGATCTGTAGCGCGTATTGCTTTCTGCCATAATCATCGGTAACTTCGTCTAGGATGCCGACGAAAATGACATTCTTTTCGCGAATATGCTGCAAGTGTGTAAGCCATGCCATCATTTCGCGACCGTGCATGCCGTAGGCCGCACGAGTGTCCAACTTGCCAGTCCTATCGGATCGTGCTTCTGGCTGTTGTTGGCACCACTGAAAACATAGGCGACCTGCGACTGTGATTGAGTCAACAAAGATCGTGCTAAACTTTGACATAATCTCTTGAGGGTCGCCATATGTTTGCACAACGTAATCGTAATGTGCTTGGCTATATGGCTGATCCTCTGACAATGATGGGTTTGGCCCACCAATGTAGCATGCAAAGTCACGGCATTCTGCCCATGTTTGAGGACGGATAACGTCGATGGGGTATCCTTCGATAGCCGCATCACCCGCTTCTAAGTCCATAAAGAGTGTAGTGTTAGGCTCTAGTGTACGAGCCAGTGTTGTTTTGCCGACACCACTTGCGCCGCAGACTACGATCTTGTGACCGCGCTTTTCTGCAAGACGCTGTTCGGCTGTGATAATTTGCAAACCCATTATTCCACCTCTTCGATTGAGAAACCACCAACCTCTACCGTGCGGCAAGGCTCCAATACTTCTTTGATTGCAGGTGGCGCTGTTGTGTATTTACGCTCATCAACCGCAAGTGTTAGCTTGCCGTAATGTCGAGCGTCTTCTTCTGGCATCGCCTCAAGGGCGAGCCCAAGTTCGTTTTGATCCCACGTTACCTTTTTGCGAACAATAGCCTTTAGCTTTTTGTTTCCGGCAACGATATATGTGGTGCCAAAGTCTTTACCATCAGCGCGTAATGCGTCACGCGCTACAGATAACCACATATCTGAGATTTGATCTTCGATGTCTTTAAGTTCAGTTTTCAAGTCTGAGAGAATAAACTTTAACTCTTCTCGACGTTGAAACAGTTCACTACTGTTCATGTCATGCTCCGTATAAATTTTCTAGAGCCTTATACTTAGAAAAGTATGGGATTCGTGTCAACTATTTTTTTTAGAAAGATAAATTTCAATGTTGTGAACAGCTTTCATCAACTTCTTTTTTAGTTTAAATTCAGTGGTTTCCACGCCCTTGGCATCTTCGACAATATGCTCCCAGTTACCTTCAGCGTCTTCTTTATCGTATCGAAAGTCAGCAACGTAAGTGCAGATCTTTTGCCCATTTATTATTATAAGAAAGCGCGGCTGCAGTTCGAGATTCTGCACACGACCCGCTTTTTCAAGAGACTTTAGATATAAGTACCGCTGTGATTCCCACTTGGAATCAAATGTAATCCCATCAACCACAGTCTTCTTGTTGCCGTACTTGGGCCTTGACCTTTTTAGTTTGGGATTATATGTTGGTTTTGAGTACATTATGGGAGTTATGCTAGTGCCTAAACCATCAAAATACAAGTCTATAGGTGTCAACACTGACACTTATGAGAAGATTGTTTACATGGCGAATAAAGATCGTCGTAACATTTCGCAGCAACTGTCGTTGCTTGTTGACCGTGAATACGAATCTTACAGAAAAAAAAGAAAGCCCACCCCTGCGCGTCATGTTACAGGTGGACTATCTGCTCTTATCGAAGACTAAAGAAGCCCTGCGCTTCCAAGACCGCCCAGTAGTGATAACGCCACTGCTGGATTTTCTCTTGCACGTTCGCGAATACCCATCATGCCCATAGGCTGCTGTACCGGGACTGGTGCGGATATTTGTTCGGGTTGTATCGCAGGCTGGACTTGAGGTACCGGGGTCCGTGGCGGGACTGGAGCATTCATCTGGCTCTGCGCTGTATTCAGCAGTGCTGATAACTGACGCGATCCTTCTTGCGCACTTTCTTGAAGAATTTGTGCAGGTGCCTGAGATGTTGCCGAACCAAATGCACTGGCAAGTAGATTGCCAAAGATTTCAGCCTTTGTTTTTTCTGACTTACCTGCAGACATTGCTTTGTATTGACTTACGATTGATTTGTACTGTGGCGCAGAAGATAAAATTTTACCAATAATCCCAAGTCGAGCAAGTGTGGCTAAGTTTTCTAACGGTTTGGCTGCAATGTTCGCTGCGACAAGATCGCCCCCTTCAGCGGCTTTGGAGTTAAAAACCATGACGCGCCCAAAATCTCGCATATCGTCAGCCATTTCTTTACCAAAGACTAACTCTAACTTACCAGATTTATGCTCATCTTGCAGTCTTTTCCCGAACAATTTAAATTGGCTTGGATCAGTTAAAAATGTATCACCAAAATCACCGATAATGTTGTTAACATAAAACGATCTAATTTTGTTTATATCTTCTGGATCATCAAAGTATTTAATGAGCTTTGTTACATCAACGTCTTTTGTAGAACGGTCTGCAATAACTTCTGCTGCCGCTGTAGCTGTTAAAGAATCATCCTGAAGTGCTTTAATTGCACGACTTCTCTTCATAGCTGCTTCTTCATCTACAGCAGACTTTAAGTTTCTAAGCAAGCTAATCGCAGGCAGGTCTGCGCCTTCTGCTACAACATTATCAATCATACTTTGAGATACATCAGAAAGGCTCATAACATTCATTTGAGAAGCTAGTTTTTTTATTTCCGGAAAGTTTTTTCCGAACAATTCTTCGCCTGTAGAACCTAACTTTTCTATCTCGTCATGTAGCTTGTGGAAGCTCATTACGCCTTTTCTGTTTGCTTTAGTCGCGTCCTTAAAGGCTTGCCGCAACCATTCCGCACCAATACGCGTTTT